TCTCCTGAAACCTGATTTATATGTGCTGCTCTGTGTAGAGCTGCAATGTAGTCGCCGTTTGCTTCTTTGCCTGCTTCTTCCAGCAAATCAAGAACTGCATCTTGCTCTTCTAAATATAAAGCGATGCGGCCTTCGCCGTTTGTGTGAACTGAAAACAATGGACGACGATCTGGTTTCATTTATCGAGCGCCTTCTTGATCCGCTTTTGCTTTGTTTCGTATTCGTGTGCTTCTTCGATCTCTTTGTTGATCGGATCGCTTTCGATCTTGAGTAATAAATAAAGGATTCCGCAGACGGCGATGGCCCCTGCGAAGATGAAGTATTGCGTTTGCATGGTTCCCCCTTGTTTGTGGGCCGGTGGCCCTGGTTGCCTAATTCTGCCCTGATCTAGGCGTTTGTGGCCACCGCCACGCCGGAGCTGCGCCTGGGCCGGGGCATTTCACGCTCAGAAGCCGGTTATTCACAGGAATAAAACAGCATAATTTTTGGTGTTTCGTATTGCTCTTTGTATTGACGATATGCCAAGATTCTCTTATCGGCAAAGAGCGAATGTCTCAGCCGATGGGGGGTAATAAAATGAAAACAACATCTGAGCAAGTCAAAGCACAGATCAAGTTTGATGGTCGTCGTCTTTGGGTTTCAGATAATGGCGACGTCACATGCGATGGTCATGCTGGTGCATATCTTCGCTCTGCGATTGAAACAAATCCAGTAGCAATCAGTCACCGCACTCCGCTTGGCACTTGGGATGCATATTCGATGGAGTTGCTTGGTGCTCTTCCTTGTTCGACTTGCGTTGACTGGATGACATTGGAGATCAAATAATGACTCTTAACGATCTCATCGAGCAGTTGCAAGATCTCGTAGATGAATTTCCTGCCCTGGGCGATCGCGATGTCATGATCGCTACTCAGCCTTCCTATCCCCTGACTGCTGTCATCGATTGCGTTTCGCTGGTTGATTCCGAAGATGCCGACGAAGATGACGAAGATGTCGAAGATGGTCTGGGCGTCGTCTGGATCGCGACTTCTGAAATCGGATCGCACTCTTCTGTCTCCCCTTATGCGCCTTCAGCTGCATGGGAAGGTCGCTGATCATGAAAATCTCTAACACAAAGGTTGCCGGCTTGCCGGATTGCGATGCCTGCGATGGTCGCTGGCAGGCGCTGTACAAGCGCCAATATGAACATCCAAATGGCGAGCGCTACTGGATGAATATGTGCGTCTTCTGTCTTCCTAAACATTCAGAATTTGAGGTGAAATAAATGGGTGCAATGAAAGCTCTTTTTATCGATATTAGTGAAGGGATGGAGCTGGCCGGTCGCAATCTTGTCGATGCGGCCCAGGCCCAGGATCCTGAATTGATGCAGGCGGTTATGGTGAATGTCCTGGATGCCCTGCCTTCGTACCTAGCTGCATTGCGAGGCGAAGCATGAAAATGGATCGCAAGTATGTGCGTCGCCGTCGCGTCGCCCTTGTCCTTGCCCTGCTTGCGCTAGTGGCCTTGACCTATGGCACTCGCGATGTCTGCTGGACTGGTTCTGGTTACGGATCCTGTTCTGCCATGATCGACGAGGTGATCTCTCATGGCCGTTAAGAAGGCGCGTTCTGTTCGTGTGTCTGATTCCCTGTGGGCTGCTGTCAAAGCGAAGGCTTCTGCCGATCAGAAATCGGTCAGCGAGGTCATCGTGGATGCTCTGAAAGCCTACGTGCGATGAGCTGGTGGAATCTTGCCATCGCCCCTGTTGCTGGTCTTCTGGCGCTGGCTTATGGGCGTCGTATCTGGTTCTGGTTCGCCTTTGGTTTCTTCTTTGGGCTGTGGTCTTTCCTGATCGTGCTGTTGCCAAAGAAAGAGCTGCGCATTCCTGTTCTTCCCGATCGGTTCCTGGTCTTCTGGGGCAATCGGGTTATTGCGAAGGAGATGCGATCCATCCGGGATCCATCCGATCTCCTTTAGCGAGAAAAGCCCCCCACCGCCGATTTTCTGGCTGTGGGGGGTTTTTTTATTCTTTGAGCGCCCTGGCGATTCCTTCTTCAAGGCTGATCTTTGGTTCGTAAATCTTCAACATCTTTGTGGGGTCGCCTACTCTGTATTCGACTCCGCTTGGTTTGCCTGGGTGCTTCTTGATCGGTGCCAGGTATCCCTGCGCCAGCATGATCATCTCTGCGAGCTGGATGAAGGAAGTTGCTCGCCCGGTGCAAAGGTTCAAAGTCTCGATGTTATTTGTGATCGCTTCAAAGGTGCCGGCGACGACGTCGTCGATGTGAATAAAGTCGCGGACTTGCTCGCCTGTTCCCCAGACTTCGAATGGATCGAGTTTGGCTTTGCCGCGTGCGATCAAGGATGGGAATGGGTAATCGAGCGCCTGGTCGCTGCCGTATCCGCTAAATGGGCGCAGGATGTTGACTTTGATTCCTTCTGCTCTGGCGTATCTGGCCAAAGTTTCGCCTGTTAATTTTGCCCATCCGTAGCTCAAGTCTGGCGTGCGAATGTGGTCGAGGTTGATGTCGCCTTCTCGCAGTCGTTGCTTGTAGGCGGTTTTCTGTAAATAGATCGGGTAAGCCGCCGAGCTGCTGTAATAGACGAGGTGCTTTGGCTTGGTTCGCACCGCCCATTGGAACATGTCGCTGTCGATCGCGAGGTCGCTGGCGACGGCCAAAGGGTTGCCTTCAATCGTGGCGCGGCCGCCGACGATCGCGGCGAGGTGAATGACGACGTCGTATCTGGTGTCGTCCTTCTTGAAGAAATCCCTGCAATCAATGCCGTTTGCGATGTCGATGCCGGTGATGTCATGGCCTTTGTTATCAAGTGCTCTGTGGAAAGCGCGGCCAACGAAGCCGGCATCTCCTGTGATGAGAATTTTCATAGCAGCCATTCTGCCATGTATTTATCGGTTCCAGTCTCGGTCTTTGCCATCGCCTGGTCAACGCTGAAAACGAAGCGGTCATCTGCTTCAAGAGCTGCCCCGATATGGTGCAAGGTTGCCTTCTTTGGGATTGGGAATGGGCGGCGCTTGCTCTGGCCTTCTGTGGGGGTTTCGTAGCTCTCATCGTGGATCAGGGCGCTGTCCTTGATCAAGGGCCAAATGTCGGAAGCAAGCCAGTCCTGGTCTGCGGTGTAGTAATTGCCGGGTTCTGGTATTTCCAAATCTGCCGGGATTGCCTTCGTGCGAGCTGCAAACATGCCGGCGCTGATCTGGTAATTGTGGCCTGTGGGGTGGTCTTTCATAATGTGGAAATGGAGGCCGCTTGCTAGAAACTCTTCGTGGGCGATCCGTTCTCGGTGCGTCAGTCTGGCGTCTGCGTCGCGGCTGAGAACGACGTCGAATTCTGGATCTGTCAAAGCCTGAAATCTCCAAAGTTTGGCCCTGTGGTCTTCTGGCCCATCCTGCTCTACGAGCTGCACGTGGGCGAAGAGCTGCAAGGTTTGCTTGATGGATTCTGGAACCGAGGCCCCGGTGTAGAAGCGCAGCGTGTATCCCTTGAAGTGCCTGGTTGCCAGAATTGCGTTCTTGATCGCGCCGATCGTGTATCGCTCTTCGCTGCCGTATAAGGAGTAAGCGATGAGCTGCTTCATGGCTTGAGTTTGCGCTTGAGTAATTCGTAGGCTTCGCTCTGAATGTAGTTCTGGTAAGCAAGCGCGTCGAATGTGTATATCTCGTTTGCGTTTACTTCTTTGTATCCTTCATCCCATTCGGCTTTGCCTGCTATCGGGTGCATGTGTTCTACAACGACGGCGTCGAGATAAGTCAGCGCTCCTAAATCCTGGCCTAGTTTTTTCCAGAAGTTATCAAGGTATAAATGCTTCATCTTTGGCGGAACCATGCCATCAAGTGCTTTGACGATGTCGCTGGTCATCGCGATCATGGTTGGAAGTCGTTCCCCCTGGAATAAATCATTCGCGTAGGCCATCGACGGTCGCTTCTGCATCGCCTGGATAAGAATGCCATCCCACCCGGCTGTGCGTGGGCGGTGGTCATCGCCGAGGAAGGCGAAGTATTTATATTCGCGCTTCTTTACGATTGCGCTGGCTGCCTTGTTGATTGGGTAAGCCATGCCCCGGGTTTCGTTCTGAATTGTTATGCATCTGTGTGCGCCGACTTCGAATTCGTACTGATCGTGCTCTGGGTCGTTTGCGTCAATGATGAAGACGATGTCTGAATGTGTAGAAAGTTTTTCGTGCTCTGCCAATAGTTCAACGGCGT